AATATAATCATTAACTTGGCTTTCTAGTCTTTCGTTAATATCAAAATCTTTTGGTTTTCCTGTTTTTTTCTCAATTAATGATATATGATAAGTATTTTTTACATCTTTTACTTTTAGCTGCAGCAGATCAGAAATTCTTAAACCTGAATTAATTCCAAATTTAAATAAAATGTAATCTCTGTAATTTTGTCTTTTCAAAACACCTTCCATTTTTCTGATTTTTTTCTTATCTCGAATTGGTTCAACTTTTTGCATTTTATCAGCTCCTTTTGTCTATTTTATTACATTCAACGCAACATCACAACTAATTAATAATAGAAAAAAGAAAAATAAAAATATAATATTGATTAAATACTTGATATGACGGCAATCTCTTTTGTTTTGGTCAATGTAACACAATACATAAAAGGTTACATTCATTTTTAATAATAAAAAAATTACTCCAGAAAATATGTATTTTCCAGAATAATTTAAAAATGCTTTTATTTAGCTTTAAGATTACTTGTTTTGTTCCTCTGAAATTCCAAAGACCATTTTTTGCTTGTGTAAATTTTGCACGACCGAATTAATGTGCAGCAGGTTTATTTCTCGCAATTTGCGAGAATCGATTGTTGTAATTTCAAACAATCAAATTGGTTTAAATTTTTATTAGTGGTAGTCCAAAAATTAGACTAGCAAATTTAACCCTCCCGAGGATCACTTTATTGTGCAATTGTTACACAATAGTTTACTGTTACAAAATTTTGAGGACTAAAACTGTTTCTCCACATTCTGGAAAATCAAATTATATCTGTTTCTTCCCATTGGAAACAATCAAATCTGCTTGTACACATTATGGACGACCAATAAATGAGCATAGGCACAAAAGTTAAAAATCAAACTTTAGCTGCCAAAAATATTTAAACTAAATAATAATTTTGCTGCTACCGCTATCTGTGGCCAGAATAACGCAAATAAAAAAACCAGCCTTTTACAGCTGGCTTTCTCAAATGAGTTACAATTTGGAAATTAAAATCCTAAAGGTAAGTTTACTCTTACCCACTTAATATTTTATCACAATCTAAATACTCTACGCAAGGTTTTAGGTCGTAAAGGTATTATTAATTTAAAAGTTCTTTCAAACCATGAATTTGCAGTGAATTTGAAACTTCTTTTAAATATTTTAATGGGGTAACTATCACAAGGGGTTTAGCATCTGATAAAGGGTTTTTGAGACCCTCTATTTTAAATTAAATCGCTGTCAGAATATAACCAGATAAAAAACTTATCTCTGTTTACTCTCCAACCGAGTCCTGGTATCTTTTTTCCTCCAGGTATCTGTTCATTATTTAGCATTTTATAAATCTGGCCGTCATCGTGAATGTCTAAAATTTCTTTAACTTCACTTACTTTCATCAGCAAAGAATGTTTTTCAATTTCCTGATCAACTCTTTTTTTAATTATTTCTTTAGCTATTAATTCAAAATCCACTTTAAAACCTCCCTAATTACTGTCATAGCAGTATTTTAGACGCCAATAACGCAAAAAGTTTTCTGCTGCATGTACAACAGACCAGCTTTTTACTTCTGTGATCACCAATTTAAGCACCAGGGCCAGTAAAATTAGTATTTTAAAAGAACTTTTAAATATTGCTGCTTAATTTTATGCTTTATGTGAATTTCAACTGATCTCTGGTTTAATTTAAATACAATGTTATTTGACAAATAGATCAAGTTGAATTAAACTGATATTAGAAAAAGAAAAACCCCCAGACAAGGGATCAGCTTATCTGGAGGTCGTTCGGCTGACTATTTATTTAAATATTTAGTCAGCACAATGAACAATCCTAAAACAATGGTTAGACTTAGATTAAATCTAAAGTCTAAGAAAATAAGGATATTCATAGTCATCACCTCCTTTCTATCTCGGCGTGATGACGAACTTTAAACTGCCCCTGAAGGCAGTTTTTTCTTTTTGAGAGGTAAAAAATCAACTCTCGTTCTTATTATTTATTTTTTATCATGAAAATTCAACCCCTCTCATCAAAATAATTGCATTTTTACGGCTTTTTTACCGCTTATAGAGACAATCATTTCTCAAAACATTAAATTCCCTCGATATTTGTTGATTTTTGTTATTTAAAAAATGACTAAAATATTTATGCTGCTTGATCAGCTGAAATAATTCCTTCCAGAGGTCGCTATTTTCTGAAACCTCTTTTCTGCTTTTAAATTCTGGTCTCCCGAGCTCCTGGAGATTGCTAAAAATAGAATACTCAGTGATCAACTCAATCTCAACTGGATATTTCAGCATTTTTAGTGTTTTTATAACTGTTTTTAGAGTGTTCTCTAATTTTCCAGCTGCTTTGAGTGGTCCTTTAATTTTTTTAGTGTGCTTTCCAGCAATCAAAAGGGCTGAATAATACTTTTCGCTGGCATAAACTAAAATTCTAACAGTCATTTTACCCCACCTTTTTAAACTTATGTTCGCTTTTTTAATAAAAAAATATTTACCCGCTCATTTTTTTAACAAATTTCGACATTTTAGAACTTAATTTTACAACTTTCAAGCTTTTTTTAGAATTTTTCTTTCTTGATCTATTTAATTATACTATTTTTATGCTATTTTTTTAAATCTCATTTTCTATGTTATTTAAAAGCATTTTCTCAATGTTTTTTTGATATCTATATACTTTTATGTAGTTTATCGCTAAAACCTTAGCTTTCATTCATGAGAACAGACAAGCTGTTATCATTCATTTCAAGTTGAATTTTAAGGTAAGTAGCTCACTTTAAGCTTAATGCTTGTTTGCTTTCGTTTAGCCTTCAAATGAACAGGTTTGAACAGCTAGCACTGTTGGAGAGGTTGAGAAGTGAGCGTACTTCCCCCTTTGCATTAAGAAAATACAAAAAGAGGGAAGTATTAACTAGCACCGCAGTGTCGGCAGTGTCGTTCACATAACAAGCTCTGCAGCATGGTTCGGCCACCGCTTGCTGACTAGCTTAACAATGCTCAGGTCCAACTTTACCATTATCACTAGCCTCTTCCCCTTTACTAACCTCAAAAGCTTTAAATCGGCTTTTTAAGGCGTTCAATTGGGACGGGTTGCTCTTTTATCCGAGTAGTCTGATAACCTGTCCTGAATAACTGGAATTTAAGTCCCAAGCACAGGTTTAATACTGATCAGCTAAGTTATTAACTTAAACTGGCTGTAAGTCCAGCTGACTGCCCACTATATCCTCGTGGGTCAATGAGTAGATAATTTTAGTTTTCCCTGGCTAGCTCAAACGACGGTCCCTACCCGTCGGCAGTTTTTTTAAGAGTGATCCTCTAACCTCTAACCTTTTCTGTAAATAATTAGAAAAGGACCTGCCCTTTTTATCAGACAAGTCCTCAGATTTTTTAAGATTTCTCTTGAACTCTATTAAGTTATTTAGTATAATCAAGTTGAACTTAATAAAGTTCTAAATCTGCTACTTCTGTGATAAGTGGCAGTCAATGCCGCTGGTGCTACCAACACCGAGCGGTTGAATTTTTTTCTATATGTAATTTTTTGATTAAATTTCTAAAAAATTGTATTGCTCTGATAATAATGATACACTTTTCAAAAGAGTTTTGCAAATATTTTTTAAAAAGGGTGATATTTATGTCAACTATGTCCGATCAAACCCATTCTTTCGATATTAAAGATAAGATAGATACTACGGACAGTGTCCACTACCTTAACGGCCTTAAAAAGGCTAATTTAGGTGCTAAGATTTACTTTAACGACGGTACTTACATCAAAGGTTATATAACTAAAAGAGACAAATTTAATATTTATTTAGAACATAAAAAGAATATAATTTTTATTCCAAAAGGAAATATTAAAATGATTGAACCTCTGGAAGACACCAGAGAACAAGAAGAATAACTAAAACTCATCACAACCAACAAAATTTAAATAATATTTAACAGATCAGCCAGGTGGCTGGTCTTTTTTTATTAGCTCTGATCAGCTTTAATTTGAGTTAGTTTTCAGTTTTTCTGTTTTGGCTGCTATCATATCAATCTACCCTTTCTGCTGTTATTTGCCCTTATTTTGTAGCTCGCTGGCTACATTCTGCTTCATCTGGTCTCTCATTGAATTAATAATATAACTTTTCATCTGCTCCAGAGTTTTTGTTTCTTTTCGTAGATCAGGAGCTACTGCATGTTCAATAATGTGAAGAACAGAGTTTAATTCCACTAATCTCATTTGTTTTTCCATTACTTCCAGTGGATCCTTAAATGTTTTAATTTTTTCTTCAGCTATTTCTATTCTCAAATTGCTTTTTCTTTCTTCTAAAATATTTTTCAGTTCACGAGTATTCACAATATCACCTCCTATTAATTTTTTGACCCGATAATGACTGCCGTTTTTCTTCGGGTGGTTTTGAGTATTCTCTGGCAGCTCTCCTCCTTCTTTTCAGCTGAAGCAGTTTAGCTGCCGACCAGAAATGACTTAAATTAGGATTCTCTTTTTCTTAAGTGCTTTTCTGGTTGTATTTAAGCTGTTTTTTTAAGTGTCTTTAATTGTCTATGATTGTCGTTATATCAATGGTTTATCTAAACTGATTGACTAACTAATATAACTATAGCATATTCTCAAATTTGTACAAAACTTTTTTTGAAAATAACTAAATAATCGGTAAAATTTATGTTTTGAATCGGAATCAAATTATAAATCAGTCATATTAACAAAAAAGGGGGTTTATTTAAGGTTTTAGGGGGTATATTTAAGGTTTGAAGGGGTTAAATTTCCATCATGACGGTGTGTCGAGCTTCATTTACCCCTTATAGAGCTTCATTTACCCCACTTTGCCCACTTTCTTGGTATAGTTAGAACCTTATCTTTTGAAATGTCAGAAGATAATTTTAGTGGCCATAAATATAAAGTTATAGACAGCCAAAAAAATAATTAATTCTTTCTTAAACCCCTTGAAATAGAATTCAAGTAAATACTGGTCTATCAATAGTCTGCAGCAGAAAATTTTTTTCTTAAGTCCACCAGGTCTGATTTATTTTTTAAAATAAAATATTAGACCATATAATTATATATGTGAATTATTTCTCTTGATTTAATATAAAAAAACAACTGCAGAGATTATCCTGCAGCAGCTGGTAAACTATTTAAAAACTCTTTGTATTTTATTGATTATTCCTTTTTCACTTTCCTGTTTCAACTTAATTTTAAGCTGTTTATTTTCTTTTTTGAGGTTTTCAATTATCTGATCCTTATCCTGGAGCTGATTTTTTAGCTTTTGAATCAGCTTTTCTTTATCATTTTTTTGGCTGATCAGATCTTTAATTTCACTATGTAACTTTTGATTTTTCTCATCTTTATCTTTTAATTGGTTTGAAAGTGCCTTAAATTCGTCCAGAATCGGCTCATTTGCCTGTTTAAACTCTTTTACCACTGTATTTATTACCTCTTGCCCTACCTTCTCATTTTCGGCTGAAATAAGCTGTTTAAATTGCTCTTTGATTTCTTCAGCTGAAATAGGTCGGTTAACTTCTCTGATATTTACAGTCTGAGTTTCTTCAACAGCCTGTTCTTTTAAATCTTTGGCCAGATCATCAAGATTTTTTTCGGTGGTGGTCCACCTTTTCCCATATTTAAACGGCCTTTTTTCTGCTTTAAGCTCCCCTGATAGAATTTTCTTTCTAATCCAGGACTCACTTTTTCCGTAATAATCCGCTGCTTCTTTAATTGTCAGCTCTTCCATTTTTGATTTACCTCCTATTTTTTAGGTCTTATTGCTATTATTTATTCATTAACAGCCAAAAACCTGCATACAACATAAAAAGTCCAGCAGATAACTGGACTCATTTAAGGGGGTAGCTCTCATAAAGGGTTGAGCATCTGATAAAGGGGTCAAAACACCCTTGTTATTGCTTGAAATCACTGTCATAGCAGTATTTTAGACGCCGATAACGCAAAAAGTTTTCTGCTGCATGTAGTCCAGGGCAGCTTTTTGCTTATAAACCCTTTGATTTCAGCATTATTAAAAGAAATTTTCTATTTTTTCATCTAATCTATTTAACATTTCTTTGGCCGTGGCCACGGATACTGTCGAATCACTTAATTTTGTTGCTGCCAGGTTAATATCATGATCATTCTCATAAACAGACTCAAATAGCAGTTTTTCTTTATAAGTAAAGCTCATTTTAAGTATATTGTATAATTCTACCTGAATGCTTTGCGGCTGTTTTGCAAAAGACTTTGACATTTTTCTTATTTTATATAAACCATTATCAAACTTTTCTTTTTCTGAGAGCTCATCAGTCTCAATCTCTGGTTTTTCTTTTTGCTTTTTCGATTCTTCAATCTTTTTAATTTCTATGAATTCCTCATCTTCGCTTAAATCTTCTGCTTCAAAACCAGCATTATCCCAGATTTGAGACTGATCAACCCATTCTAAAAATGGTTTTTGGATTCTCTTTATTAGTTTTCTGGCCTGCTTATATTTATAAGAACTTATTTCACCTGGTATGAGTTTTAAATATTTTTTTATTAGATTCAATTCAAATTTTTTTAATTTTTTCAGTTCAACCTCAATGATCCTGTTTAAATTTACAAATAAGTCATAAACTCGCTGCCTTAAAAGTGAAACATCGGCAAGAAGAACAGCCCTATTTGCTGTCGGATCAGATATCCCTGTTCTGTTAGCAGTTTTTGCATAATCAAAACGGACAGCAGTTAAACAGAAATAATCATCATCTTTAAATTTATGTTCAGCTCGTATTTTTAAAAATTTCAGCTTTTCCTGCATTTTTTTAGTCAGCACCATTATAACAAATTGCTCAAATTCATCTACTGTCAGCACTTTAAGTCCTCCCTACCACCGTTTTAGTCGTCTGCTATTTGATTATCATATTCATGCAGCCACTCTGAAAAGATAAAAGCGAGAGTTTCCAACATTTTTGGCTGCTTAAATAAAACCTCTTTTCTCAAATTTAAACCTTTTTTAGCATAACTTTCACCTGTTTTGGCGTCAATTCCTTTCATCTGCAGCTGTAAAGCTCCGTGTTCTTCATAATGTTTAAGCAAAAGGCTGCCGTTATCAATAACTTCTGGTTCTTCAGCTTCCCAGTAATTGCTCTGATCTGATTTAATCATATCTATTCCTCCTGGTTTTTAATTTCTTCAAGTTCTTCCTCTTTTTTTCTGATCTCTTCCTCAGGTGGTTTGTTGCCCGATATTTCTTCTGGATCATACTCTGAAAGTTCTTCTAAGGCTTGCATGACTTCACTTCTTAACATTGAACTTATAAGATTAGTGTTATTAACCCCTGTCAGCTGTGGAGCCAGTTTTGAAGGTATTGATAACATTCTATTTCTAAATGTAGTTAGCATATCAGTCATAAAAAACTCAATATCTTCTGCCTTATGAACCTCAGCTTTCATCTCAGAAAGTTCAATCTCAGCCTTTTCTCTTTTTGCCTTTTCATGCAGAGCCCGTTCTTTGTTATACTGCTCCTTGTAATCTTCGTCGGTAAATTTATTATTGTAATAAGCTGCTACACACTCTACACAATCGAAATTTCCACTCACCTCGCGTTGAAAGACTTCTCCTTCATCGGCAAGTTGATTTACTCTCCTTACTGTTATACCAAGTATTCGTGCCAGTTCTTTACTCTTAACTTCATAGTTCATTTATATGCTCCTTTCTAAAAATGGAAGGAAATCGCCCTAAAATATGCGAAATCTAGCCAGTTTTTGGGATTCAGCGTCACCGCAATGGTTAGGATTGTCAGAGGGACCCGCGGTTTTTAGGCCCATTCTCGTGCATTCTGAGGGCTGATGAGGAAGGAGTAAGGTGTGGAGCCCTACTCCTTTTTAGGAAGGTTAAACCTCTCAGCATTCAGGCTGCTATCTATTGATGATCGTCTGTTGGCTAATGTGAGACTCGTTTAGTATTGATAAAATTAAATTGGAGGAGAGTCTCAGCAAAAAACAGACTGTTATTTTTTGTTATTCTTTTTTGTGAACATAGCCTTCGAGATATTTCTTATATGATTTATCTCCTTCTAGCCAGTCTTTATACATAGATTCTCTTTCATGATTAAGCATTTCAACTCTACCGTGTTCATGAATTAAATGCTCAATAATGCTTAGTTTGTTGATGACATCAAGCGAACCAGGTCTGTCGAAAATATGACGAACTTTCTCTATTTCTTTTTCCAATTGTTTTTTTAATTCCTTAAGTTGCTCCTGCCTTTTACGGCCTGCCTTTCTATAAGTAATTCTTTTTTTATCGACTACTTGATAAAGCTCTAACAATTCTTTTCTTTGCTCTGGTTTGATTTGAATAGAGCCAGCTGCTTTATAACTATCTATTCGTTCTTCGAGTTCTGCTATCTCATCTTTAGCACTTGAAATCTTTTTATTTAGATTATCAGTTTTGCTGCTCTTTCCCTGCAGTTCTGCTTCAACAAGATCAGCTCTGTATTGAGATAACTCTTTTTCTAATTTTTCTTTTTCAGACTGCAAATAATTAATATTCTTTTTGATTTTCTTTTCTCTATCACTATGCAGATCTCTTATTTCTTTAACCTTACTCAGAAATTCCTCCTTAGCTTCTTCATAGTCTCTCTTTTTCAATGCTAAAGGGTCAGAAGCCAGCGAACTGGCTGACTTCTGATTGTTTGAGTTTTCTTCATCTACAATGGTCTCATCTTCAAAGTTTCCGATTAGTGAATTAATTTTATCTTTAATGCTCATTTTTTAACATTCTCCTTTTTTAACTGAAATCAACTCGAGGATCTCCGCCCAAGTCAAAGAATATTTCTTCGATCATGTCTCTTAATTCTCTATTTGACCGATCTAATTCTTTTTTATCAGCGTTTCCTTTTATGATATTTTCGATATTGATTTCAATTTTATTATTTTTTGTCGAATTATCAGATTTTAAATTATTCAGAACTTGGCTCGCTCTCGAAGGAGCTTCTTTTAATTTCTGAATAATAGTTTCAGTCTTGCTGGCTGTAGTTACCTGTGAACCCTTTGGCATATTAACCATCTCAGGCCCCTGTTCTCCAACTATTGCGAGACCACCACCAAAATTATTTGTTCCTTTTGCCAACAGTGGTATTTTTGGGATATCAGGTCCGAAGTTTTTCCCTCCGACTCCTGGGACCCAGTCGGGAATTTTAACATCTATGCTACTTATTCCCGATAAAGCGGTGTTAATCAGACCAATAGTGTTGTTAACAGGAAATTTAATAAGATCACCGAGAACTGAAAAAGCACCTCCGACAGCCTGTACAGCTCCGTCCCAGGCCTTTGACCAGTTGCCAGTGAAAACACCACTCACAAAGTCAACCAGGCCGTTAAATGTGTCTTTTCCTGACTGATAGATATCGGTTATTCCACTCACAAAAGCGTCAACAACAGGTAGGTTTCTGATAAGATCATAAAAAGCTTGTAATTTAGGTAGTATCTTATCCCAATTCTTATACACCAGGTATCCTGCTGTTGCTAAAGCTCCTACTGCGATTGCTACAACTGCAATAGGGTTAGCTGACATTGCGAGGTTTAAAGCTACCTGAGCTTTACTTGCTGCAAGTGTTGAGTATCTGGCAGCGTTCATTATTCCCTGAAAAGTGCTGTAAGCTTTAGAAATACTTTGCACTATCATTCCTGCCTTTTGCACCGCAATTACACCAAGTTGAGCCGTTTTGTAGGCTACAAGTGCTGATGTTATTCCGAATACTATTGGTTCTATAGCTGTCCAATTGTCGTTAAAGAAATTATATACATCTAAAGCTTTATTGGATAAACTGATCAGCACATCAACTGCTGCAGGTATTCCCGTGTTGATCATCCAGTTTAAAGCGGGTTTCCCTGCTTGAAAAGCATTAGAAAAGCTCCTTTTGACAACATTTAGTCTCATTTTTAGAAATAAAATTCTCATGCTATTGTCATCTATAGCTTCTTTCACGCTATTAAATGCTGCAGCACCAACCTCAAATACCCTTCCGAGCTGACCTGCAACTGCTTTAAATTTATTTCTTATTCCCTCTGAATTGCTGAGAACATTAGTTAAAGCAGAGTTTAAGCCAGGCAGAGTAACATTTCCGAAGTCCTCTTTTATCGTATTCCCGAGCTGTTTAAATCTATTCCATAAGGCTTTGGTTGTACTTATTTTGGTTTCAAATGCCTTTTTACTAGCATTTTCTGCATCAGTCATTGCTTTTGTCTTTCTGGTAAAAGCATCGGCCTGATCTCCAGTTAAAGCTAAAACATTGGTCAGAGCTTCTGTTTCACGAAATAGTTTACCCATTTCTTGAGTAGATCCACCAGTGATTTTATTTAATATTTCAAGTGAACCTTTAAAACCACGGGCCTTAATCATAGCTTCACCAGAAGAATGACCTAAACCAGTAATGACTTTTTGCATATCAGAAGAAGGTTTGATGAATGCTTTCATTATCCCTCTTACACCCGTTGCAACTTCTGCAGTGTTACCAGTTACACCAGTTAAGGTAGCCATTGCACCAAATAAAGGCTCCATACCTACACCTAAGCTGGAAGCTATTGGAGCTACTTTTCCCATATTTTTAGCTAATTCAGGAAAAGTTGTATCTCCATGTTTTACAGCTTGAAAACCTAAATCTGATATTTTTTCAGCTGCTGCTAGTCCTTCTTCACCATATGCTTTCATAGTTCCAGTAACAAAAGCCACACTGTCAGCAACTTTAACATTTCCTGCAACTGCATTTTCTGCAATCTTAGTGAATATTTTCATTGATTCAGGACTTTCACCCAGGGCAGAAATTGTTTTATATAACCCTGTGGATAACTCGTCAGAAGATTTTCCAACTGCAATTGCCAGTTCCTGAACTTCTTCTTTGTAGTTTCCTATTTTCTTTTTGGCATCTCCGTCTAAAAGTGTTGCTACATCGGCCATCTTGTCGTTCAAATTCATTGCTGATGTAGTTACACTCTGAAAACTTCTGACTATAGCTCTGGCACCAAAATAAATACCAGCTGCAGCAAAAGCATTTTTGACGGTTCTACCGAGTTTAGAAAAAGCACTTTCGGTATAACCAGCTCCTTTTCTAATGTTCTTCATGTTCTTTTGCACTTTGGAGAAAGATTTATTCATGCTGGATTGAACTTTAGCTCCTAATAAAAAATGAGTTTGATAAGTAGTTCTGCTTGCCACGATAGATTGCACCTCCTTTCCTTTTGAAATTTAATAAATTATTTTCAATTAAATCCTCTTTGCTTTCTCTTTTTATCAGCTGTCTTAGCTAAATTTTGAGCCTTTAGTTTTAACCTGGCACTCTTGCTATTCATAGCTGCTAAGATTTCGCTAACTTCCATCTCATCATCAGGATCAATATTTAACGATTTGCATTTAACTTTGATTTCTTCGTACTTTTCAGGGTCATTCTTAAAATCTTTAAGCTTCATACCCACTGGAACCACCTCCTTTCCCACCAATTTTTCTTTTTTCATACTACCTAAATATAAATTTATTTTTTAATGAGCTCTAAATGAGCCCGTTTTTCTCCTTTTTCAACTTCATCTAATTTATTTAAAAATACTTTTTGAAATTCTGGATCACTTTCTGCTCTAGTTAATAAATAGTGATGCACCGAGCGGGCCAGCGGGTTCTTTTCGCCTTCGGCTCCTTCTGTATAAATTAAAAACATAAATAATGATTCATCTCTTTGTTCATCAAAGTTTTTAGCCAGTTCCCTCAGCCTTTCAGGCTCTTTTTGAATAATAGCAGCCAAATCTTTTACTTTAGCAACTTTTTCAAACTCAACTAAATGATCAATTATTGTCTTACCAAAAGTATAAAGAGAGTCTTCAAGTCCCTGTTTGAGCCTTCTGGCTTTCCTGATCCTCTCTTTCTCACTCTTTTTAGAATCATTTTCCTCTATGAAATTTTCTAAGTCCTTTATACCTTTGAGGTCATCTTCAATCATTTCTTTGAAAGTTAATAATACTTTTCTGTGCAGCCAAAACTTAGCATGCTCTTTTTCCTCAGCTGAACTATTAGGACTTTCAGCTATCTCTAAATTTTTAATTGCTTCTTCACCAAAAATTTTAATCATATTATTTCTTTCTTCATTACTGATCAGCATTGTTAACCTCCTCTACAATCTCTCTTAAAACCTGCATTGAGCCTGTATCTATCTGAAAGTCATTTAAAACTACTTTTGATTGCTGCAGTAACTGATCCCTTTCATCTTTCAGCTGCTGAATGTAGTCTGTAACTGTTTCAAAATCAATATTTTCCTCACTTAAGCTGTGGTTATGCTCCTTTTTATACGACTGGGCCAGCTCATTATTCGGAAACATCTTATTTTTCCAATCTCCCAGGGACTCTAATTCCTCTTTTTCCACTTTCACCAGGGAAATAACAGCTTTATGCAGCTGACCATTAATTGCATAATAAATATTTTCATTATGATTTCTGTTACTCGGATCTAAATCTACTAATGCTTCATAAATTGTCTCTTCTAAAAATTCTTCACAGACTCTGTTAATAGGATCATGTCTTTTCATAAATCCATTAGCCCAATTTAAGGTTTTATTTCTATGTCTAATTACTTCATCTATCAAATTTTCTTCTAGCTCATCGACTGGGCCAGCAGTTAAACCCTTTTTAATTTCTTCACCTGAACAACTATTACATCTTTCTTTTTTTAATTTACTCATTTTTATCGCTCCTTTTTTGGTCTTAATGGTTTTATGTTTTAAAGTTCGTACGAACTTCCCCCCGCCCGCTCTTCACGGGTTTTAGGTCTTTGGTACTGGCCCAGACTTTGAAAGGGGCGTTGACATTGGCAACACCCTTTATTAATTTATTTGTTCTTTAGTGCTGGCCCAGTCCTAGAGGCGGAGGTGCCTAAGTTTAATTTAGGCACTAGAAATAGTGGTTAAACTAATTCTAAAAGTTTGTTTAATTCTTTTATCTTTCCAAATTTATTTATACTTAAATCTATATCTTTCAGAACACTATCGATATAATTAATTAATTCTTTATCTTCCTTAGGGTTTAATTCATTTTTTGCACTTTCTAATTTATTATTTATTGCCTTAGCTCCAGCTGCTAACGCTTCATCTATCGCTTTATCTTTTTTGCTATAACCAACACTCGCTTTTCTCATAACTAAATCACTTCTCCCTCTTCTGATTTTTTCAACTCTCTCAAGTGTTCATTTCTCCATTTATTGAGAAACCAGTAACTTTTATGTTTTAACCAGAATGATTTTTGTATTAATCTGTCTATTTTCTCAATTTGCTTTTCATGATAGCTTTTTGATATACTCATAGTAGGATACCTCGCAAAATATTTTTCTTTCTGACTCTGTCGCAAGCAGAGTCTTTTTTATTGTCTTAAGTAATTTATTTTGCCGTAAACTCGTTTGTCCAGGTGGTCCTGGAATGTTAATATCTCAGGGTACCAATTCACAGGTATAGTTCCTGTTTTCCCTTCTCGATTTTTGGCAATAATAAATTCTGCATCGTCTTGAAATAATTTTTCTTCTATTCCTTCTTCTCGTGATTTATAATATTCTGGCCTGTGCAGCAGTCCCACTAAATCTGCAGCTTCTTCAAGTTCTCCAGAATCTCTTAGATCACTTAACTGAGGTCTTTTGTTAGCTCTGTTTTTTAAATCTCTATTAATCTGGTGCAGTAGCATTACATGACAGTTTAGTTCATCTGATAAATCTCTTAAATCTCTTGCGGCACCTGCATAACCCTTGTCCAACCTGCCACCTACAGCACTAATTCTAATTAAGGTCAAATAGTCAATAACTATTAAACCGAGTTTGTTTTCGTAAAGATTATCTACTTTTCGTGAAATTGATTTAATAGTGTTTATATCTAATCCTCTTTTTTCAACTACCTTCAATGGTTTTTCTACAAGCCAGTTACGAGCTATATCGAGTGATTCCATTTGTTTACCTAATATTTTACGCCTGGCTTCTTCTACTTCCCTATCAGCTTTTGACATTTTATCTAAATCTAGTTTTGATTTTTTATTGCTTGCATAATAATCATCGGCACAAATTTGAGCTTTCTGTATCAGGCAACGATCAATAAGTTTTTCCCTCGTCATTTCCATTGAAAAAACTAAAGTCGGTATGTTACTTGTTTCTAAAATTTTACCTAATAACTTTAAAGCGAGAGCTGTCTTTCCCATGCTGGGCCGTCCAGCTATGATAGATAAATGTTTTCTGCTTAATCCACCAGTCATGATGTCGAATGATCTAAAACCTGTTTTAATTTTTTCTACTGTTTTCCCCGCCTGGCGTTCGTGAAACCTCCTGAAACTCTCCATTAAAATATCCTCTACACTGTGAATTAAGTTTTTTTCTAAGTTCTTGCTGGTTGAATTAAATATCTCGTCCTGAACCTTAGATTTAAACTCATCTGGTCCGAGATCTTTATTTTTAAGATAGTTAAAAGCTTTATTCAGCGATTCTTTCACCTGTCGTCTATCTCTAATGTCATTTAAGTTATCAACTATGGTTTCTAATTCCATCGGAACAAAATATTTATTATCTAAAACTTCTTCTGTTTTATTTTCACCAAACTTATTTGTAGAATAGAGCATTATTTGAGTCTTTTTGATATCTCCGTCTTTTAAATAATCCTGCTGCATTTTTTTAAATATCTCTGAACAATATTTGCTGTGAAATGAATTTATATTTATTTGATCTACTACATCAGCAAAAAGTTCTGGATTAGAAAGTATTGAGGTTATAAACCCTTTTTCGAGTTCGTGATCATAAAATACATTGTCATTCATATTTAGCAGCCCTTTCTTCTAATCTCTTTTTAGCAGCATTAAGTCTATCTTTTTCCTTCTCTTCACCGACTGGGCCAGCATTCTTTCCTAAAAACTGACGCCAATGCTCATCTTGCCCAAAAAAAGTTCTAAATAGCTTTATAAATTGTTCTTCAGTACCAGTTTTCTTGCATTCAGCTGCATAATTTTTAACAGATTCAATTAGATCCTCCTGAGGAACCCCTTTTCTTCTGGTGGCTGCCCATTTACGCCAATGAGCTTTTTTCGTACCTCGCTGTGTAGGATAAAGGTTATATATTCTCTCAAATTCTTCTGGATAATCATAACGACCATTCTCTTTTTTTGTAATAGAAAACTCATCTCCACCAGACTGACTGTCGGAATCATTTTCCGACGAACTATTATTCTTTACTTTCTTCACATTCTTTACATTCTTGTTTGTTTTGCTCTCCGTATGCTCGCCGTCTGCTCTGCTTTTGTCCTCCTTCGAACCCCCTTCTGAACCCCTTATGCTACCCGTTTGGTCAAATACTTCTCCTTCTTGATATGTCGGGCATTTACCCTTTTGGTTTTGGTATTTTTCCCAGTTTAATACCCTGATAATAGAGAACTTATTCTTATAAGTAGTGGTGTCATACTCTATCATTCCATCTTTTTCAAACATTTTTACTGTTTTATATAATTTATCTCTACTTACTCCGATTGCTTCAGCAAATTTAATCGTTCCAAATATTAATTCACCTGGCTTGATATCGATCACTTGATAATTAATTGGTACTTTTCTTTTTTTGTGGCTGGCTTTTGATAATAAAGTAATCCAGATTTTTAGCTTTTCTGGATCATCATAGACCCAGTGATCTAATATTTCTCTGTGCAACTTTATCCAGCCGTTTGAGATTACTTCCATTCTTTACACCACCCCTACTGTCTTAGCATTGTTCTCCTTTTTTCTTTTCTGAACTCCTGGTAGTCCTTTTTGAATTTTTCTGGATTCTTGCCTATTTCTTCAACTAAATCAATAATATTTTGATGAATTTTTTTACTTTCCCCCTCCCTGATCTTATAAATCGTACTCATTGAAATCTGACCAACACTTGATAAATCAGCATAAGTCCAACCTCTTTCTTTCATTAATTCTTTAAGTGGATTTTTCATTATAATTTACCTCCTATTAATTTTTATTTTTTCTTTTCTTTCTACAACTAATGATATATAATAATATATATGTTAGGCAAAAGAAAAAGACATATAATTGACATATAAAGGGGTTTTTAAAATGAATAATTTAATTAAAAATGATTTTTTAGAGAGTGAAATATATTTTAATCCTCCCTATCAATTCAGGGAAGGGAGGAAGGAAGGGAAAGTTCTTTCTGCAGCTGAAATAAATTCTTTTATTAAAAAAATAAAAAACTTTGGATTATTTAAAATGAGTAAAAAAATAAATGGTTTTATTGATAATGATTTAGTTGAAAGGGCAACAAATATAAGAATTTATGGTACTGGAAAGCGGCAAGAATTAAATTATAACCCTTTTGAAATCGACTTTTTGCTTGAATTATCTAATCTTAAAACAGATAAATACTCGGAAATAGTAAAATTTTTAAATGAATTCGGACCTTTAGGTCTTTCAAATATAGGTTATTCTGAACTTTATGATCATAAAGAAATGGTCCCTGGCAGTTTGTTTGATTTTATTTATCAAGTAGAAAAATTTACATATTTAACTAAGCTTGCAGATGATATTAAACATATAAATTTAAATAATTATTCTTTTGATCAAAAGAAAAGCTTATTTGACGGGCATTTTGTTAACCAGGGAATAAAAAAAGAGGATAGCAAATTAGAAGCAGCTATAAAATTATTTGAGCAAAAAATAAATATTAATTTAATAAGCACTTCTCCTTACATAAAAATTAAGGATACTGGAGATAATATTAGTTTTAAATCTCAATTTAGAGGTGTTAACATCTTAAGTATTGCTTATTATAATCTCTATAATTCACTTACAAATAATAATTTAAGTAGTTGTAAATACTGTCATAAATTCACAGCTGGGCTTGATTATTGCAAGGCTCCTGAGGGGAAAAGAGTTTCTTCGTGTAAAAATAAATATGATCAAAAGAGAAGTTATTACAAAAGTAAAATTAAAAATGATGAAATAACTGTAGCTGAAGTTTCAAAAAGAACTGGAATTTATGAGAAAGACATCAAAAGCTGGTTATAAATAAAAAACCCGACCAGCACTCGCTGATCAGGCAAAGAAATAGCCCTGATTTTTTACATCAGAGCTGAAATAGTGTATAATATTAATGTCGAATTATGTCAGTTCTTTAATTAGAGCTGGCATTTTTTTGTTTTTTAGTAAAATCAAATGAATCTAAAATTTCATGTAAATCAGTTGATTTCAGATGACTGGTTATATTTCTTTTAAATTCTTCTCGAGTTTTCTTTTCTATTCCTGCTGCGAAACCTTCCATATAAGCAAATTCTATAATTTCGTCTCTCAAATCTGATATAGTACAAACCACTTTTTCTGCTGCTTCTTCATCTGCTAAATCCAATAATCTATCTTCAAGATTTCTGTATTCACTATTAGATTCTAGTTGATCAGTGATTTCTTCATATTTTTTAGTAATCATTTAAATAAATACCCCCTGATTAATTTTTAGATTGTTTTTTATCTGCAACTATCATAGTTATTTCATTAATTGACTGCTGAACACCATCAGCAAATTGATCTTCTCCCTGGGCTCTCTTTTTCTTTTCTAAAATTTTTAGCTGTCTAATGATGACATCAGTTTCAATTTTCATATTTTAACCCCTTTCATTTTTCATAATACGATCATAAACCAGCTTTGAAAAAGGAGCATAAACTTCCTCTTCGGTGATATCAAGATTTCTGTCAACTATCTCTCTTTTCTGCACAGTCCCAGTTTCACGGCTTAAAGTTACTCTTTTAATTGCTAAAGCCAAAGTGATCACTTCCTTTCTTCAATTGCAGTTACTAATCTTTCAACTAAACTTTTTGCCTGGCCAGCTGTCATTATTTCGAGAATTTCATTATCTTTATCTTTTAAAATGATATTTTTCTCATCATTAAAGACCTTAACTCTACCGATAGTTATCACCCCCTTTTTATTATAAGAATGTCGAATAATACGACTACCTTTAAATATCTAAATCTGCTACATATCTTTTAACCTGCTCAATCGCCCAGTCTTTATAAGTCTTACCCTCCAGGCTTAACTTAGTTCTAAGTTTTTTGTGCAGCTCTGAATCTATCTGAACTGTTAGCGTTTTTTTATCATCACTCATTATTTATCCCCCTTTTTATTGGATTAAAAACATTTTAACATTTTTAAATTAAAAAATCAAATAATTTTTTATAAAAACTTTACCAATATACAAGAAATCTAGATAAAAGGGTATGTTTAATATACAAACCCCACGATTTTTAAATATAAAATTCTCTGGTGCTTTTATTAATTTCTTCTTGTTTAATTCCTATATAATCAAGCGTAATAGAGGGTGAGCTATGATTAAATATATTCTGCAGCATTGCAACATCTTTATTTTTTTTATAGTGCCAATAGCCATAAGTTTTTCTTAAAGTGTGGGTTCCAATCTTTTTTAAACCTATCTGATCAGCGGCTTTTCTTAAAATTCTATAAGCCTGGACTCTGCCGATTGGTTTATTTTCTCCCTTTCTGCTTTTAAAAAGATATTCTTCGTCTTTCATTCCAACAATATAATCATTAACTTGGCTTTCTAGTCTTTCGTTAATATCAAAATCTTTTGGTTTTCCTGTTTTTTTCTCAATTAATGATATATGATAAGTATTTTTTACATCTTTTACTTTTAGCTGCAGCAGA